ATACCGACCTCCTGAGCGTGTTGAAGAACACCCGCTACTATCGCACGGCAGCCTTGTATCACACGAACGCGGCTACCGAGTACCCCGACGCAGCATGGGCTGGACGCGTGTTTACTATCCAGCCTGGCGGCGAAACGTGGGCATTAAAATCCCTTGCAAGCGTAACGCCAAGCAAGCTGACTGCGACGCAGAAGCAAACTGTGGTCACCAAGGGCGGCAATACGTTCGAGTTCTACCATGAGCAAATCGCTCTAACGAACCCCGGCAAGGTTGCAGCTGGCGAATGGATTGACGTGATCCGATTCCGCGACTGGATGAAAGACTATATCCGAGCCAATTTAACAATGATGATGCTCAATCGCGATAAGGTGCCCTACACCGACGCCGGAATCCAACTGTGTGTAAACAACTTTAGGAAGTCGTTGCAGGAAGGGCAGAACGTAGGCGGAATCGCGCCGGAAGAACTGGATGCACAAGGCAAGTCTATTCCAGGATTCACCATCACATATCCACGCTCCGCTGAATTATCATCTACCATCAAGGCAAGCCGCATAGTGTCTTTGGGATTTACCGCTCGACTGGCCGGGGCAATCCATGTGGTCGAGATCAGCGGTGCGTTGGCTTACGAACTTTAAGGAGAGAATAAATGACCGCAGTTTTGACAGGTTCTTATGATCCGGCACAAGTGATCGTCACCGTTGGTGCGGTAATTCTGTCCGGTTTTAGTGATGGTGATTCCGTTATCGCGAGGCGCTCGGAAGACGTTTACATGACCCGTGTCGGCACCGATGGCGGTGTTGGCCGTGCCCGTAATGCCAACAAGATGGGTGAGTTTGAATTCAAGCTACTGCAAACCAGCGGTGTGAATGACCTACTATCATCGCTGGTTGCAGCGGATGACCTTATTAACGATGGATTGATTGTTATCCCAATTAGCGTAGTAGATGGCTCCGGTCGGTCACTTGCTGATGCGACGCAGTGCTGGATCAAGACCATCCCCGAGGCCACGTTTGGAAAAGAAGTAGGCGAGCGCGTTTGGATATTCAGTGCCGCCGACTTGAAGATATTCCACGGCGGCGGTTCTTGATTTGACGATGGGGATGTAAATCCCCGTTTTGTTATGCCTTAGTCATACATCGGAGAAATTCATGCAACAAGAAACTTTTATCATCGGCTCACGCGAATTCACTTGTGCGCGGATGAACGCCTTCGCGGCTAACAAGCTGCTTATGCGAATCCAGAAGATTGCCGTGCCCGTCATGGGCTCACTGATGGGTGCGGGTAAAGGGCTTGGCGACATCGACGTGAAGGAAGCTGCACAGGCCATTGCCGAGCATCTAGATGAGACGCTGATGGACACTATTATTTTGCCTATGTTCGCAGAAGCGAAGGTTTTCAGCGCGGAGAACAAGAAATTTGTGAAATCCGGCACAGACATAGACCAGTGCTTCACCACGGAAAATCTGTTCGATTTGTACCAGCTGATCTTTGAAGTAGCGAGGTATCAGTTCGGCCCTTTTTTCGGTTCACTGGCGGAGCGCTTTGGAAGTCTGACAGAAGGCGCGAAGAAGGCGTAGCCGTACCAGGCAAGCTGGACGATGAGCTATCTGCGGAGTTATGGATATGGCGTCCTATCCTTGCGGGAAAAGTAACGCTCAGTGAGGTGAAAGACGGAACGGCCACGGTGGAGGATTTACAGGCGTTGAACGCATTAATGGATATGCAGTCCGACATTGAGGCAGCACAATACGAATCCGCGAAAGCGAATAGGTGAATAATTGATAGTCCGCGAACTTATCACACGGCTGGGATTCTCGCTCAACCAGACTCAGTTAAATAACGCCGAAAAAGCCACGGAGCGGGTTAAAGACCGCGCCGAACAAGCTGCGGCTGCGTTCCGGAATATCGCCATCTCAATTGCCAGCTTCGCTACGATAAAAAATATCGTTTCAATCGCGGATGAAATGCAGAGCATCCGCACAAGAATTGGAATGCTCCCACAAACCATGGGCGACGCAGGTGATGCGTTTGATGAGGTTGCGAAACGTGCCAGCGCTTCAGGCATGAAGCTGCAAGCCTATTCGACTTTATATAACAGGATAGGGAACGCGGCAAAAGGCTACATTACGACCCAAGAAGACCTCCTGGGAATTACCGACACCATATCGCAAGCCCTTGTTGTAGGCGGCGCAAGCGCTCAAGAGGCTTCATCTGCGATGCTTCAATTCTCTCAAGCGCTGGCCTCCGGTGTGTTGCAGGGCGATGAATTTAGGTCAATGTCGGAAGCCGCTCCGCAGTATCTCGACAAGTTATCTGAGACGATGAAAATCCCTCGCGAGCGGCTCAAGAAAATGGCGTCCGAAGGAAAGCTCACCGCGAAAGAGGTGATTGAAGCCACCCGCAAAATGTCTGGTTACTTCGCTGAAAAATTCAAGCAGATGCCTATGACGGTTGGAAGAGCCATGACTATCGTCAGCAATCGGTTCGCCGTCATGATCGACCGAATGAACCGCGAATCGCTGTTTATTACCAAGCTGGCGAACATTATCCTTGCGGCATTCGACAAGATCGAAACTGGTGTGAATAATCTTGTGACGGCCTTTGGTGGGTTCGAAAACATGATGCGCTTCGTCGGTATCGCTATCGGTGTTGCGCTCGGAGCCAAGGCGCTTGCAATCCTGTCCGCGTTCCGTGCGGCCAGCTTGCTTGCGATGCTCCCATTCCTCAAGATCATTGCAGTCATCAGCCTCGTGGCTCTCGCGCTGGAAGACTTGTATGTTTGGATTCAAGGCGGGGATTCTCTGATCGGGAAATTTGCTGGTAATTGGGAGGATGTTAAAGACAGTGTAATTGGAGTTGCAAGTGCCATTGCCGCCCTTGGTGGCGCGTTCCTGTTGTGGAAGGCTGTTGTTGTAGGTGTTACCACTACACTCCGCGTCTATCAGGGCGTTTTGCTTGCTGTTGCTGCTGCCAAGCGTGCGGTAATTATCGTTGCGCTGATCATGAATGCGGTGATGGCGCTGAACCCGATAGGCTTGATCGTTCTTGCTGTGGCTGCGCTTATTGCTGGCCTCGTTGCGCTGGTGGTTTATTGGGATGTCGTGAAAGGCTGGATTTCCGGCTTCTTCTCTTGGGTGATGGACAAGTTTTCAGCCCTTGGCAAGTTCGTATCTGGTTTATTCGAAATGGATTTCTTACAGAGCCTAAAGACTGTAATGGTCCAATTCGGGAATATGATATATAAAGCTATCTTCGACCCGGTCGTGAATGCCATTACCGACGCATGGGACGCGGCGAAGAATGTGGTTTCTGGTGCATGGGAGGGAGCCAAGAACTTTGTTGGCCTAGGCGGAACAGGTTCTGGGGCTACCCCTGCCGGTACAGTTGACCCTGCACAGCTTGCGCCAGCGGCTATGGGCGCAGGGCGGCCAAATGTTCAATCCAACACCAATGTCACAGTTACCGTCCCGCCTGGAACAACTGCCGAGCAAGCTACCTTTCTTCAGAAAGCAGCCCTGCAGTCATTCGGCAAACAGAACGACGATAATCTGGCTCGCGATCTTGCGGTGTACGCACCATGATCGGGCTATATTTCGGAGGGCAATGGTTCAAAACAAAGTTTGGGAACGATCTTGGGAATATCGAACTTGATGCAGTGCTGGATGAGGCACATGACTGGCAGGCCGACGCAACGATGAACCCCGTTGAGGATGGTTCGCCCGTCACTGACCACATTATCGAGCAGCCTGACAAATTGAAGATTCGCGGTTTCGTTTCGGAGACGCCTTTGGTGGCAAGCGAGAGCGTCCGCGGTGCAATCTCGACTCCGTGGGGCGAGAGCCTGACTCAACCAGTATTCGACCTGTTGCGGGATCTTATCAAGGCACGGGAGGCCGTGACTGTCTACACGAAGTATCATATTTATGACGACATGATATTGACGAACCTGAACATTCCACGTTCTGCTGCGACAGGTGAAGCAATCGAATTTACTGCTGAGTTCGTTAATATCAGGAAAGTGGCGACGCAGACCGTGGATGTCCCGGACGGTATCAGTGCAAAGAAGGACAAGAAATCCGACGCTGCTGTGGGCAAGAAAAGCGAACCGCAGAAGGACGCGGGTAAGAAGCAGCCCGCCGAAGTCAAGAAACCTTCGAGCACATTAGCAAGGATGGCAGGGTAATGGCGACATTTCTAAAGATCCCGCTGCTGGCGGAAACCTCCGATCAACTGGTCTATGTGGAGCTGGATGGGAACCCTTACATTCTGCGCGTGCTGTGGAATGAGCGGTTCGGTTACTTCTCACTGAGCGTAAGCGAAGCAGACCAGACGCCGATTCTTGTGAATATCAAGATGGTGAAGAACTTCCCGCTGACGCGACGCTTCCAGGATTTGCGCTTACCCTTTGGCTCGCTGTTCTTTGTGCAGGAGAAGGGGAACGCGGATCGTCCCGGATATAGCGACCTCGCTACGAACTTCAACCTGTTTTATATCGAGCCTGATGCTGTGGTCACTGCACAGCAAGTCCAGGAACAAGTCGCTGCACCATTGCTCGGAACAATCTGGGATTCTGGTTTCACAGGTTGGGACGGCGGTGACACGCTTTGGGATCAATAAGTCATGCTCTTTAACCGAACAGCATCGCTCGTCATTGGTAAGGAAGGTGGCACCGGCAAGGAATTGACGGGGCTACGCTTCTCGTTCTCAATTCAAAAGGGCTCAACTAAGTCCCCGAATAAATGCACCGTGAAGGTGTGGAACGCTGCACCGGATACACGCAAGCTCATTGAGGTCATTGGAAACGTGCTTATCCTCAAGGCTGGTTATAGCGAGGACATCGGCGCGGTCACTATCTTTGCAGGTGACGTGGTTCGCAGTCTTACGG